CCTAAAAAATTCTCCGCGGGATATTTTTGGTAAAACAAAGGGCCCTGGGAAGGAGGTTTTTATGCCGATCGTTTCAAAAGAAACTTTAAAGGGATATTTTGAAGATGGAAAAGTTCCAAATGAGAATCATTATATAGATTTTATAGACACTATGGGAGATATGAACAAAAGTGTTTATGATACTAATGACGATGGAACTGTAAATGCGGCAGCTAGTGTACCATGGACTGGCATTACTGATAAACCATTAACATATCCAGCTACAACACCTGTCGCTGATTCAAATGCATTAGGCGGAATTGCTGCTGCAAACTATCTTCAGAGAACCTCTGCGAGTAGACCAGGGGTGACCAGACTTTATCGAGACGATACTGATTCCGGATATTATGTCAGGCATTATTGGACAGGGACGCATTGGTATTTGGAAGGATATTTGAATGGTGCATTTCATGCTGGATGTCGAGTAGAGTATGCTAATACTGTGCCATGGACTGGTATTACTGGTAAACCATCAACATATACTCCATCTGCTCATACTCATCCTGGTACTGATATTACCAGTTATGTTTCCGGTGCAGATTATGCTTCCGATGCTAATACAGTCGATCTTCTTCATGCATCACAATTTCTTCGGTCTGATGTTGGCGATACTAAAACTGGATATTTACATTCTGATAGTTACATTGATGCGGCTCTTGGGTATTATATCAATGGTACTCATGTAGGAAACGTTGTATTGTATAATCCTGTCTCTTTTCTTGTCCATACAGATTGGGACTTTGGAGAGATTAAGAATACTGGTATTTATACTTTAACAAGAGCTATGTATGGATATCCGTCAACAGCCAGATTAATTTATTGTAAATATATTGCTCTAGGTACTAGCGCAACAGAGGGATATGGTGGTTTAAATAATGATGAAGGGTATGAATTTTACATAGGATCTAATCACGATAATAGCCACAGTAAACGAGATACTGGATGGGTTAGGTTGACCGATACTGGTGGAAATTTCTATTGTAGATTAGGAACCACTTCTGCTTATGTAAAAATAGTCGTTATGGGATTTTCTTTTTAAGGAGGTTTTTATGGTATTAATAATTTCTGTTACAACTTTAGAAATTGAAGAATGGACTGTTAATATTTTTAGAGAAAACGTTACGATTAAATATTTTCTTTTGGATGCTGACGGACGTATTTGGATTCGAGATGAAGCAATATTTTGGAGAACATTACCTAGTCCTACAGATGATGAAGGCAATCCAATTTCAATTCCAGATAATTGGTATCAATTACCAATAGAATATGCTATTCATCTTAATGACATTACAACACACGCTGAAGGAATTTTACAAAACAAATTTCTGAATTAACTATATTTACTCGAGTACTTAAGGGAGGACTATTGATCGAAAAAAATCGGTTTTCCGAGTTCTCCTTTCAAGAGACCTTTATTGGTTATAATAGATTTAATAGTCCTCCTTTAAGTACTCGAAAACTATTGGAAGGAGAACAAAATGTTACTAGGAAAGTCTATAATGTCTTGGAATGTACCAGCTATCTCTGATGGAGATCCTGAAAAGTTTGTAGAACTTTTAACTCTCGCTGGTTTTGAAGGGGTTATGCTTAAATCTGCAGATGGAAATAGTGTTCAAACAGTAAGTCGGTATAGTCCTTGGCCTACTTGGGGTGAAAACATTCGACAAGAACTTATAGTAGCTTTAAGAGCTGCTGGCATTCATGTTTACTTTTGGCATTTTCTTTATGGCTATGATCCTGAAGGTGAATTAGCCGTTGCTCAAGAACAAATCGATCGTTTTCAACCAGACGCTTATATCTGGGACGTAGAAAGTTCATTTGATCGTAAACCAAATGCTGAAGATAATGCTCGAATGATAAGTTCTTGTCTTTCTATTTCGCATCCATATCTTACGCAAGGTTTATGTTGGTGGGCGTTGCATAGAAGTAGTACTGGTGTTGAATGGCATCCAACAAGAGTAGCCAAAGCTTTCTTCGAAACTGTAAAAGTTGGTTTACCGATGATGTATTGGCAAGGAGTTGGTTTTACAGCTGCTGTTAATTACTTTTATAGAAGTATTGTACAATGGCGAGAGATAACAAACTTACCGATCATTCCAATTGGTCGATCTTATAATGGAGATGGTGGTTATGCTGACGCAGCAGGAATTACAGCCTTTGCGAATGAAGTTTATATAAAAGCTGCCGAATTTAATTTAATTGGAAATAGTTGGTATTCATTAGATAAGGCTGTGCAGAATCTTTCTTGGATGAATGCGCTTCAAGATAGTCCTAAATGGGGCAACGCAATAACTTTAACGTTGGAAGAGAAGGTTGAAAGATTAGTTCATGCTCATCCAAATCTCTTTCCCGAGTTAGTAGGAAGGTAAAGGTCAAAATGGATGCAGACAGTAGAAAAACGAGGAGACGTCCCCCGGCGAAAACTCCAGAGGGACGAGAGAATCGGCTGATAGGTTTGTCTATTGATCTCGCCGAGAAACAACTCGCTGCAGGTACTGCATCCGCACAAGTACAATTACACTTTTTAAAGCTTGGTACGATTAGAGCTAAACTCGAATTAGAGAAGATCAAACAAGAGAATGAATTATTGAAGGCTAAAACTGAAGCTCTTGAATCAGCTAAACGAGTTGAAGAGCTTTATGAGAAGGCTTTAAAGAAGATGCGGACTTATCAAGGATTACCAGATGAAGACGGAGATGATCTTGATGAGTAAAAGAACCTATAGCGAGTTAAAGAAGTTAAAAACGTTCAGAAAGCGTTATGATTATCTACAGTTAAAAGGATTCGTTGGTGAATCGACTTTTGGTTTTGATCGTTATCTTAATCAAATGTTGTATAGATCGAATAGATGGAAAAGTTTAAGAGATGAGATCATCATTAGAGATGAAGGATGCGATCTTGGAATTCCAGGTTATGAGATTTACGACATGATTGTTGTTCATCATATGAATCCTTTAACTGTGGAGGATATTGAAGAAGGAAGTGATAGAGTATTTGATCCGAATCAACTAATTTGTGTTAGTCACAATACTCATATGGCTATTCATTATGGAAATGCTAGTTTACTTCCACAACCATTAATAGAACGTCGACCGGGCGATATGATTCCCTGGAGATAAGGAGATTTTATGGAAAGTATTTTGATAACTATTCGTTCAATGTTAGACGTTGATCAAGATTATGATGGTTTCGACACATCTATTATTGCAGGAATTAACACGGCTATATTTTCTCTTAGTCAATTGGGTATTGGACCAGATGGTGGTTATTCTATTACTGGAGAAACGGAAACCTGGAGTGATCTATTTGACGGAGTTTCCAATCTAGATGCGGTTAAAAGTTATATTTGGTTAAAAACAAAGATGGAGTTTGATCCTCCAACAACTTCTTTTCTTTTAGAAAGTATAAATCGACAACTAACCCAGCTAGAATGGCGTTTAATGGTAGAAGTTGATCCAGATTTTGTTCCAGAAGCATGAGGATATTTTTATGGATGAATCAAGAGAACAATTAATCGAAAAGGCTTTAGCCCATTATGGCATTAAAGGTATGCAATGGGGTGTTCGTCGAAAACGAGGAAAAGGCGGTCGTGTAAGTTCTGATTATTCTAAATCTCGAAAGATTTTAGGAAAAAAAATAAGTGAAATGTCAGATAACGAGCTTAAAAGTTTGAATAAACGACTTGAAATGGAGAGAAAACTTCAACAAGTAAATCCTACTATCGTAGGAGAAGGCCGTCGTAGAGTTGCTCAATCGATGAATACATTTGCTGGTGCTTTTATTGGCGGTGTTGCTGGAGGTGCAGGTGCTATTGCTGCTGCTAAAATTATTAAAGGTGGTAAATGATGACTACGATGCAATTAAATGAAGAAAACATAGCATTTTTGGAGCATTTTGGTGTTAAAGGTATGCGCTGGGGTGTTCGTAGAAACAAACCACTTAAAGAACGGTGGTCATACACAGATCAAAGTGGTAAACGGGTAGCTAGATATGATAAAGTTTCTAGAAAAGAAAAAAAAGCTGTTCAAAATGAAGAAGCATCTAAGGCTATATCAAAAGGAAAAACTTATTTAGATAATTTTCGGAAAGAAAAGAAATTTAATGATAAGATGGTGGCTAAAGAACGTGCAAAAAAAGCTGTCGGTATAGTATTAACTGCATGGGCTGCAAAACAGATATTTGATCTTACTTATATAAAAGTAACAGGCATTTAATCTATGGCCATTTCAAACACAGCAGTACCTAAATATTATGGTCAGTTCCGAGAGAAAGTTCTACAAGGTGAATTACCTGTCTGCAGAGAAATTTCATTAGAGATGAACAGGATTGATAGTTTAATTAAAAATCCAGGTGTTTTTTATGATGAAAATGCAATAAACGGTTTTATAGAATTTTGTGAGACCGAATTAACTCTTACAGACGGAAGTCCATTAACTTTACTAGACACTTTCAAATTATGGGCTGAACAGATTTTCGGCTGGTACTACTTTGTTGAGCGGTCTATCTTTGAACCATCAGAAGATGGTAAAAGTGGTAAGTATATTCGCAGACGTATTAAAAAGCGTTTAATCAATAAACAGTATTTAATCGTAGCACGAGGAGCTGCTAAATCTATGTATGGTTCATGTATTCAGAATTACTTTTTAAATGTGATTCCTGATACTACAAATCAGATTACAACGGCTCCAACTATGAAACAAGCCGAAGAAGTTATGTCTCCAGCTCGTACAGCTATTGTACGCGCGCGAGGACCTTTGTTTCAGTTTTTAACTGAAGGTTCTATTCAAAATACAACAGGTAATCGTGCGTTTAGACAAAAGTTAGCATCCACAAAAAAGGGAATTGAAAATTTTCTTACAGGATCTATACTTGAAATTCGCCCTATGTCCATTGACAAACTTCAAGGAGCTCGTCCAAAGATTGCTACTGTAGACGAATGGCTCAGTGGTGACATTCGAGAAGACGTTGTGGGTGCGATTGAGCAAGGAGCAAGTAAACTGGAAGACTATCTTATCGTCGCGATGAGTTCTGAAGGTACAGTTCGTAATAGTAGCGGCGATACCATCAAAATGGAACTGATGGACATACTTAAGGGAGATTACATAAATCCTCATGTTTCAATCTGGTATTATAGATTGGATAGTGTGGATGAAGTAGCAGATCCTAACATGTGGATTAAGGCTAATCCTAATCTTGGAAAAACCGTAAGTTACGAAACTTATCAGTTAGATGTTGAAAGAGCTGAAAAAGTTCCAGCTACGAGAAATGACATATTAGCGAAAAGGTTTGGAATTCCCATGGAGGGCTACACATACTTCTTTACGTATGAAGAAACTCTCACGCACAGATTAAGAGATTTTTGGGAGTTACCTTGTGCACTCGGTGCAGATCTCTCACAGGGTGATGACTTTTGTGCGTTTACGTTTTTATTTCCTTTAAGGAATGGAAGTTTTGGCATAAAGACTCGTTGCTACATTTCGTCCTTAACATTAAAAAAACTTCCTGCAGCAATGCGAATTAAGTATGATTCTTTCTTAAATGAAACGAGTTTACAAGTTTTAGAAGGAAGTATTTTAGACATGATGGAGGTATATGATGATCTAGAATCATTTATAATAAAATCAGCCTATGATGTAAGATGTTTAGGATTTGATCCTTATAATGCAAAAGAATTTGTTGGTAGATGGGAGAAAGAAAACGGGCCTTACGGCATCGAAAAAGTAATTCAAGGTGCTAAAACGGAATCAGTTCCTCTAGGAGAACTTAAGACTTTAGCTGAAGAAAGAATGCTCATTTTTGATCAAGAGTTGATGTCCTTTGCGATGGGTAATGCCATCACCCTAGAGGACACGAATGGGAACAGGAAGTTATTAAAAAGAAGGTATGATCAGAAGATCGACCCTGTTGCTGCTATGATGGATGCATTTGTTGCATATAAACTAAACAAAGACGCATTCGAATAAAGTAGAAAAAATTAGAATTTTAAGAATCGGAGGTGATGTATAGTGCCAGATAACATCCTAACGAGAATTAGGAATGCATTTAATGTTTTTCGGGGTAACGAATTTTATAGGCCGTATTCAACGGAACTTGGTATAGGATCTGGTTATAGACCTGATAGACTTCAATTCTCTTATGGGACTGAGCAGTCAATTATCGCCCCCCTGTATAACCGAATTGGTATTGATGTTGCATCTATGCGTATAAATCATGTTCGTTTAGATGAAAATGGTCAATTTAAAGAGATTATAAAAAGCGGTATAAATAATTGTTTGACTGTAGAAGCCAATTTAGATCAATCGGCTAGAGCTTTTATACAAGATGTTGTTATGTCTTTATGTGATGAGGGGGTAGTAGCTATTATTCCGGTTGATACAACAGTAAACCCCCGCGCAACAAGTGCTTATGATATTCTAACAATAAGAACTGGTCAGATACTTCAATGGTATCCAGAACATGTTCAGGTTCGAGCTTATAATCAAATTAGTGGATTATATGAAGAATTGTTATTGCCGAAAACGACAATAGCTATTGTAGAAAATCCCTTGTATTCGGTGATGAATGAGCCTAATAGTACATTACGTAGGCTTGTTGAAAAATTAAATCTTTTAGATGCGATAGACAGACAAAGTGGTGCTGGAAAATTAGACATCATAGTTCAATTACCTTACACTATTAAATCTTTAGAAAGGCAAAGGCAAGCTGAGAATCGGAGGTTAGCTATTCAAGAACAACTTAAAGATTCCCAGTATGGTATCGCTTATACCGATGCTACGGAAAGTATTACACAACTCAATCGACCAGCAGAAAACAATTTGATGGTTCAAGTTGAGTATCTTACTAGAATGCTATATAGCCAGTTAGGACTGACTGAAGCTATCTTTAATGGTACTGCTGAAGAAGGAGAAGTGTTAAATTATCATAATCGTACAGTCGAGCCTATGACGTCTGCTGTCGTTGATGCTATGGATAGAAGTTTTATAACTAAAACTGCTAGATCTCAAGGTCAAGCTATTCGAGCTATTCGTGATCCATTTAGATACATTTCACCTAAAGATTTACCAGAATTTACAGATAAATTTACTCGTAACGAGGTTCTTTCATCTAACGAAGTTCGTGGTATGATAGGAATGTATCCTAGTAAAGATCCAAAAGCTGATGAATTGCGTAATAAGAATCTGAATCAGCAAGATGAAAAACCAAAATCCGAAGCATCGGTCGAAGATAATCAAAATGGAAGTAAAAACGGAAGGAGTTCAGTAGAAGATGTCAAAATTAAATCCTGACTTTGGTGGTTATGTGACCGCCTACAATACGAAGTGCACAGATGGGCGTGTAATTTT